GAAATTATTTGAAAATCATTACATTGATATGCCAAAAGCTAAAGTTGATATTTTTGATAAAGTATTAGAAGAAAATATTACTTTAGAAAATCAATTGAACAAATTGACAGAAGAAAAAATTGAAGCTGTCAAGGCTCTCAAAACAATGAAAAAAGACATTGTTTTGAGAGAAAGTTCAGAAGGGTTATCTATGAACCAAAAGGCAAAATTAAAAATGTTGTCTGAGGCAATTGAATTTACAACAGAAACAGAATTTAATTCAAAATTGAATGAATTAAAAGTTGCTTATTTCTCAAATAAACCTAAAAAAGGTTCTATAGAAAGAAATATAACAGCAGTTGAGTTACAAGAAGACAAAAAAGTTAGTGTTGATGCTGACGTTGATGCAACAGCACAAGCAATAACTAAATTCTGGAAATAATTGCGAAATTTTATATATTATAAATACCTCCGACAAAATAAAAGATAAACTACATTATATTGGTCTTGAATGTCTATAACATGTTCCTTGAGAATAATATGAATCAACCAAAGGAAGTTAAGGAGAATAAAAAACATGGAATACGATATTCAAGAGCTTTTGAAGAAATGGTCACCAATTCTAGACCACAAAGACATTCCAGCTATTAAGGACAAGTCACGTAAGGCCGTAACTGCTGTTCTTTTGGAAAACCAATTCAAATCAAATAAAGAAGTAGTACGTAGAGACCCAACAAATTCTCTAACATACTTGCTAGAAGCTGCACCAACAAATAACATTGGTGGTGGTAACGTAGCTACTTACGATCCAGTATTGATTTCACTAGTTCGCCGTGCAATGCCAAATCTATTGGCATATGACGTATGTGGTGTTCAACCAATGGCATTACCAACTGGCTTGATTTTCGCCCTACGTTCACGTTACGGTTCACAAACTGGTGTTGAAGCTTTGTTCCAAGAAGCTAATACAGTATTCGGTTCAGATACTAACTTACCATCAACTGGTAACACAGTTGGCGCTCAATTAGGTTCTGATCCATCATTACTAATTAGTTCTGGTAATACTGCATATACCGCAGCACATGGTATGACAACTGCTCAAATGGAAGCATTAGGTGATGCGTCAACTAAGAAAATTGACGAAATGGCAGTTAGTATTGAAAAAATCTCAGTTACAGCAGTTGGTAAGGCTCTAAAAGCTGAATATACCCACGAACTAGCTCAAGACATGAAATCAGTTCATGGTCTAGATGCTGAAACTGAATTAGCTAATATTTTATCAGCTGAAATTCTAGCTGAAATTAACCGTGAAGTTATTCGTTCAATCTATATCACAGCAACAACTGGTTGTGCTACTGGTACAACAACAAATGCTGGTACATTTGACTTGGACGTTGACTCAAACGGCCGTTGGATGGTTGAAAAGTTCAAAGGACTATTGTTCCAAATTGAACGTGAAGCCAACCAAATTGCGAAAGATACACGTATGGGTAAAGGCAACAAGATCATTTGCCCATCTGACGTAGCATCTGCTTTCGCAATGTCAGGTTTCTTGGATTATTCATCAGCTATGGGAAGTGAAAAGTTGGATGTTGATGATACTGGTAACACATATGCCGGTAAGTTGTTTGGTCGTTATGATGTTTATATTGATCCATACTTCTCTTCAAGTGCTGGTGCGCAATTCGTAACAGTGGGTTACAAAGGTAAGAGCGCATTTGATGCCGGCTTGTTCTATTGCCCATACATTCCACTACAAATGTACCGTGCAGTTGGACAAGATAACTTCCAACCAAAAATTGGTTTCAAAACTCGTTATGGATTAGTTGCTCACCCATTCGCAACAACTGCTGCTGATGGTAAAGTACATGTTAACAAGAAAAACAAGTATTGGAGAATCTTTAGGGCAACAAATCTAATGTGATAATTTCACATTAGTAAATAAGTAAGACCGGAATTTCCGGTCTTATTTTTATATATAATTACATAATTTTTTCTTTTATCGAATATTCATACGACTTAAAATGCGCAGTGTGTAGAA